TGCTGACCCTGGGCGCGCTGGCGGAAATCGAGGACGGGCTGGGGCTGGACGATCTTTCCCAGGTGGGGCCACGGCTCGCTCACACACGCGCGGCGGACCTGGCGATTGTCGCGGCGTCGCTGCTGCGCGGCGGCGGCCATGACATGTGCCCCGCCGAAGTGCTGCGGCTGCCCTGCGATCTCGGAGCCCTGATGGGTGCCATCCGCGCGGCCTTTGAGGCGGCGGGTCTGGGCGCGCCGGCGGTGGAGGCGCCCATGAACGGTAAAGAAGAGACTGTCCCTTTTCCTGGCGCCGCTGGATGAGCCTGGGGCTGGGCGCGATGCGACTTGCCCCCGCCGCGTTCTGGGCACTGTCGCTGCCCGAATGGCGCGCCCTGGCGGAAGGCCGTGGCGGCGCGCGTGCGCTGGGCCGCGGCGAATTTGAAAACCTGATGTCCCTCTATCCGGATCAATCGCATGGCTGACTCTCCCATCGACCAGAGCCTTGCCGGCGCCGCCCAGGCCTTCGCCGATTTCGCCAGCGGCCCCGTCGCCAGCACGACCAACAGCATCGAAGCGGCGGTGACCAAAAGCTTCAACGCGGTCACTGAGACCATCGCCCGGGCGGTGCTGTCGGGGCGCGACTCCATGGCCCAGCTCACCACCGCCATCCTGGCCGATTTCGACCGCATCGCGGTCAGCCAGTTCATCGTCAAGCCGATCGAGAGCGTCATCGACTCCGTGGCCGGCTCGATCCTGCCGGTGGCGGGGGCGCGGGCGGCGGGCGGCCCGGTGGCGGCGGGCAATTCCTATCTGGTGGGCGAAGAGGGACCGGAACTTTTCACGCCTTCGGGGAGTGGAGACGTCACCGCCAACAGCGCCCTGACGCGCGGCCCGCAGGTGGTGGTCAACATCACCACACCGGACGCACAAAGCTTCCAGAAATCCAGGAGCCAGATCGCGGCGATGCTGACGCGCGCCATCGCCCAAGGGCGGCGCAACCTATGAATTTCCACGAAGTCTCATTTCCCCTTTCGGTGGCGTTTCATTCCACCGGCGGGCCGGTGCGCAAGACCGAGATCGTGACCCTGGGCTCCGGCTATGAGGAGCGCAATGCGGTGTGGTCCGGCTCGCGGCGCAGCTTCGATGTCGGCTCGGGGGTGCGCACCCTGGATAACCTTTCCGCGGTAATCGCATTTTTCGAGGCGCGGGCGGGACGGCTCTATGGCTTCCGCTTCCGCGATTTCGCCGATTTCAAATCCTGTACGTCCGGCGCGGCGGTGTCGCCCACCGACCAGGCCCTCGGCACCGGCGACGGCCACACCACCGCGTTCCAGCTCACCAAGACCTATGCTTCGGGTGCGGGAAGCTGGATACGCACCATTGGCAAGCCGGTTACCGGCACGGTGCGCATCGCGGTGGCGGGCACTGAGGTGACCAGCGGCTTTACGGTCGATGCCACCACCGGCACCGTCACCTTCGCCGCCGCGCCGACCGGCGCCATCACGGCGGGCTATGAGTTCGACTGCGCCGTGCGCTTCGACAGCGACTCCCTGTCGATCAACCTGGCCAGCTTCCAGGCGGGCGAGGTGCCCTCCATCCCGCTGACGGAGATCCTGCTGTGAAGGTGCTTCCCTCGGGCCTGCAGGCGCATCTGGATGGCGGCGCCACCACCTTGTGCTGGTGCTGGAAGCTGACCCGCCGCGATGCCGTGGTGCAGGGTTTCACCGATCATGACCGGCCGCTGGCATTCTATGGTGTCACCTACGATGCCGTGTCGGGTTTCACCGCCAGCGAGGTGCAGTCCTCGCTGGGGCTGGCGGTGGACAATCTGACCCTGGCCGGGGCGCTGTCGTCGGCCACACTCAACGAGGACGATCTCGCCGCCGGGCTCTACGACAATGCGGTGATCGAGATCTGGCGAGTCAATTGGAACGATGTGAGCCAGCGCGTGCTGATGCGTGCCGGGTCGCTTGGCGAGGTGACCCGCAACGGCAACGCGTTCCAGGCGGAGATCCGCGGCCTTGCCCAGGCGCTCAACCAGCCCGTGGGCCGCGCCTTCGGCCATCTGTGCGACGCCGACCTGGGCGATGCGCGCTGCACCGTCGCCGTCACCGCCAGCAGCGGCGCGGTGGCGGCAGCCTCCGATGCGCGGCGCTTCACCGCCACCGGGCTGGGCACTTTCGCCACGGACTATTTCACCGGCGGCAAGCTGACCTTCACCTCCGGTGCCAATGCGGGCCGGGCGATGGAGGTCAAGCGTCATGCGCTCAGCGGCGGCATCGTCTCCATCGAATTGTGGCAGGCGATGAGTGAGGCGGTCGCGCCGGGCGATGCATTTACCGTGACGCCGGGCTGCGACAAGCAATTTTCCACCTGCAAGGCGAAGTTCGGCAACGCGGTCAATTTCCGGGGCTATCCTTATATGCCCGGCAATGACGCGCTGATCGCCGCGCCCGCCGCCAACCAGCCGCTGGATGGTGGCAGTCGTTATGGCAACTGACATTGTCGCCGTCGCGCGGGGCTGGATCGGCACGCCCTATCAGCACCAGGCCAGCCTGAAAGGCGTGGGCTGCGATTGCCTGGGGCTGCTGCGCGGCGTCTGGCGCGAGCTGCGCGGCGAGGAGCCGGAAACCATGCCGCCCTATTCGCCCGACTGGTCCGAGGCGACGGGCGCGGAGTCGTTGCGCGACGCCCTGGCGCGGCATCTGACGCCGGTTGCGCCGGAAGAGATCGCGCCGGGCGATGTGGCGCTGTTCCGCATCGGCGCGCGCGCGCCCGCGAAGCATTGCGGCATCGTCGCCGAACGGGACGGCGCGCTCACCTTGATTCACGCCCGCCAGAACAAGCGCGTCAGCGAAGAGGCCTTCACAGCCTTCTGGCGTTCGCGCCTGGCCTACGGATTCAGACTCTAGATGGCTTCTCTTCTCCTCGGTGTCGCCGGCTCCGCGCTTGGCGGGCTGTTCGGCAGCGTCAGCCTGTTCGGCGTCACCCTGTCGGGGGCGCAGATCGGCGGCGCGCTGGGCGCCTTGGCGGGAGCGGAGATCGACGCCGCCCTCACCCCCGGCAAGAATGTCACCCGCACCGGCCCGCGTCTGTCGGACATCAACCTGCAGGCCTCGACCGAAGGCGCGCCGATCCCGCGCCTGTTCGGCCGCATGCGGCTGGCGGGGCAGGTGATCTGGGCGAGCCGCTTCAAGGAAACCGCCACCACCACCAAGACCACCACCGGCGGCAAGGGCGCGCCCTCCACCACCGTCACCGAAACCGACTACACCTATTCCATTTCCTTCGCGGTGGGGCTGTGCGAAGGCGTGGCGACGCGGCTGGGGCGGGTGTGGGCCAATGGCAATCTGCTCGACCTGTCGCAATACACGCTGCGCTTTTATCCCGGCAGCGAGACGCAAGCCGCCGATCCGGTCATCGCCGACACCGAGGGCGCGGGCAACACGCCCGCCTGTCGCGGCCTTTGCTATGTCGTGTTCGAGGACATGCCACTAGCCGATTTCGGCAACCGCATTCCGCAATTGCAATTCGAGATTTTCCGCGGCATCGGCCATGACAATCCGGACAGCCTGGAGAACCGGCTGACCGGCGTGGCGCTGATCCCCGGCGCGGGCGAGTTCGTCTATGACACGGCGCCCGTGTTCGCCGATGACGGGCTCGGCGGCAGCACCGCACAGAATGTGCATGGCGTGACCGGCGAGGCGGATATGCTGGCCTCGCTGGACGATCTTGCCGCCGCCGCGCCGAATTTTTCCGCGGTGTCGCTGGTGGCGGGCTGGTTCGGCGACGATCTGCGCTGCGGCTCCATCGCGATCAGGCCCGGCGTCGAGGCGAGCCCCAAAACCACCTATCCCGAAACCTGGAGCGTCAACGGCGTGGCCCGCGAGGACGCCCATCTGGTGAGCCAGGTCGATGGCCGCCCTGCCTATGGCGGCACGCCGTCTGACGCCAGCGTGGTGGCGGCGATCGGGAATCTAAAGGCGCGGGGCCTGCGGGTGTTGTTCTGCCCGTTTTTGTTCTTGGATGTGGCGGCCGGCAATACGCTGACCGATCCTTATACCGGCGCGTCCGGCCAGCCGGTCTATCCTTGGCGCGGCCGCATCACCTGTGCGCCCGCGCCGGGCGTGAGCGGTTCGCCCGACAAGACCGGCGCGGCGACGGCGCAGGTGGCGGATTTCTTCGGCAGCGCCACGGCCGGCGATTTCACCGTCAGTGGCACCAGCGTGAGCTGGAGCGGCGGCAGCGACTGGGGCTGGCGGCGCATGGTGCTGCACTACGCCCATCTCTGCGCCGCGGCGGGCGGGATCGATGCGTTTCTTATCGGCTCGGAATTGCGCGGCCTGACGCGGGTGCGGGATGGCGCGACGTCCTATCCCGCGGTCGCGGCGCTGAAGACGCTGGCGGCGGATGTGCGCGCCATCCTTCCGGCAGCGAAGATCGGCTATGCCGCCGACTGGTCGGAATACAACAACCACCGGACCGGCGACGCGGCGGGCGCGCTGCTGTTCAACCTCGATCCCTTATGGGCCGACGCCAATATCGATTTCATCGGCATCGACAATTACCTGCCGCTGGCCGACTGGCGTGACGGCACCGCGCATCTGGACTATGCGGGGGCGGGTTCGATCTATAACAGCGATTATCTGAAGGCGAATATCCGGGGCGGCGAGGATTATGACT